GCAAATGCAATAGCATTGGCCAACTCAAAAGGAATAGATACAAAACCTATCAAGCAGGCGATCAAGAAATCAATGAAACAAGCGAGAGATAAGAGAATAGGTAAAAAGATAGAAAAGAACGAGGTTGAATTGTCAGACAAGACTATAGACAAAATAAGCGAAACTTTATACAAAAAACTACAGGAAACAATAAGTGCCGATAATGTCGAGGAAAAGACTAAGGTCGAAACCCCTACCGGCAAGGGCGGTGTCAAGAATAAATATTCCAATAGGAAAATTAACTTGGCAATCAGAGAGCTTATAGAAGAGAAGCGTAAAAAATTAATTAACAATAAATAAACACATGAATATAGCAACATTGATAGCCAAATTCATCAAGGATGGATTTGAAGCGCTAAAAGATGAGGAAAAGCAGTTATTGAAAGATAACGTCAGCTTAATGTCCCCATCTCAACGCGAGAAGTTCGAGGAAGCAACCAAGGAAGTTGATCCAGAAGAAAAGGAAGAAGAAGAAGAAGAAGAAGCTGAGGAAGAAGAGGAAGAGGAAGAAGAAGCAGTCGATGAAAAAGCTTTGAAAGCAATGATTTCAAAGAGTGTTCAAGATGAGATCGGCGAACAGGTTGATAGCATTTCTGAAAAGTTAGTTACAAAGTTTTTTGCAGGAGCCAAGGATCAACGCAAGAAAGTAATTGATACTGGCAAAAAGGGAGATACCGATGGGAACGAAAACACTAGAGCTTTTATGAAAGCTTTATTGGGGCGTGATAAAAAAGCATTGGCCGCTTTCAATACTAAAGCAACAACTTATAACTACACAGGCGATGACGCCAGAGGTGGTTATTTAGTACCAGAAGAGTTGCAAGCAGAAATATTGAGAATTGCTGAAGCTGAATATGGTATCGCAAGACGTGACTTCACGTATCTACCATTCAGTGGACCTGGAAACGAACGAAAGATTCCAACGTTAGCATCGAGCGTATCAGTCAGTTGGGTAAACGAAGCAGGATCAAAGCCTGGCACCAATCCAACATTCGGACTAGTTACACAAACACTTAAGAAGTTAGCCGCAATCATTCCATTCACAGAGGAAATATTGGAAGATAGCGTAATTAACTTAACTCAGTTAGTAGCAACACTATTCGCAGAAGCCGTATCAAAAGAAGAAGACATCCAGTTCTTATATGGAACAGGAGCGCCATGGACAGGTATTCTAAACAACGGTTCAGTTGAAGTAGTAGCACTAGGTGCCGGAGAAGGAGTTTCAGACATCTCATTTGAAAAACTTATTGACATGCAAGATGGATGTGCTTCTGGAGCATTAGCCGGAGCTAAGTATTACATGAATCGAACCATCTATAGTTACCTAAGAAAACTAAGAGCTGATGCAGTATCAGCAAGCGATGGAAAAGGAATGTTTTTACTACCTCCTAACAAAAAGAGCATTGAAGATATACTAGATTACCCAATCGAACTATCTGACGCTCTACCAGGCAAGACATTAGCCGGAAACTCAAAGCCATTCGTTATCTTTGGTAACCTAAAGCTGGCCGCAATATTTGGCGACAAACAGCAAATCAGAGCTAAGCTATTAGATCAAGCCACGATTACCGATGGAGATGGGGAAACAACCATCAACCTAGCAGAGGAAGATATGATCGCACTCAGACTAGAAGAGCGTGTAGGGTACGTGTTAGCATTACCTGCCGCCATCGTAGTTCTTAAGACAGGCGCCGCATCCTAAACTAGGCGCATAGAATAGGAGGGAGATCGATCTCCCTCCTGAAAGGTCGGAATAAAATAAAAAAATAATTAAACTTAAACTTATGGCCGCAACAGTACAAATAAACGAATTTAATACCGTAGGAGAAACTAAGACAGCTAACATCACTAATTCCAATATGGGATCAACTGATGCTGTTAACTTAGTAGCTGCGGATTATCCAGTTGTACCAGGAGAGAATACATACGAGAAATACCAAAAGGTTGAAGTCACAGCAATGGGAGGATCAAGTAAAATTGATAACCTCAAGATTTGGAGAACGACTGCACTAGGTGGATCAGCCGTCCATTTGACAAATGCAAGAGAAACTTCCTATGGAGGAGCAGAATCATTCGCAACACCAGTAGCAACTGACTCAACTCCTGCAACAGAAACAATGCCTACAACAGAACCTACAGACGCAAACCTAGGAATCGGTGGAGCATTAGCAGGAGAACTAACAGCCGCAGGATCATCCGATTACTTAGTTCATCAGATTCAAACAGATGCAGGCGATGTAGTAGGAGCTTCTTGTACAATGCATTATCAGTACGATGAAACGGCGTAGGTTAACACTTTTATGGGTAAAGTAATTTGTGGACCTTGCAAAGCAGAATTCAAAACAAACGAGGAATACCTAGCACACAAATGCAAAGCCGCCGGAGGTGCTAAGCCTACCGAGCCAGAGTACTTAACTAGAACGACCACTCCTCATTTTGCGAAGATTTCTGAAGCCGCAATTAAAAGAGGCGCAAGTAAAAAAACTAAATAATAGCAATACAATGCTAATCGCTGAACAATACAATGTAAAATTACCGTTCAGTGATGGGCGGTAATTTATTTTTATGAATAAACAATGGAAATTTAATAAAGAAGTAATAGAACCAGAGAGATGGGTATGGGGAGTCATTTATAAAGACAACTCAGAACTCCATCAATTCGGAAACGATTTGATATTTCATCAGATCAAAGAGATTAAGTGGGCAGATGTAAAGATGTTCACGATGTATAAATTGAAAGACATGAAGAAAAGAATAGACATGGTAGTAATGCCGGACATGCAAGTATTCCATTTTTACAGGAACATCAGGCCCGCAGGCGTAGACCACTTTATAAAGGTCTACGTATTTGGATACAAAATAAGAGAAACGTCAAAGGCCTGTTATAATTTTATTCTGCCAGACGACAGGATGATCATAGCAGATCAAGACAATATAGACTTAACAAAATTTGAATTAGGGAGATAAATATATGGCTATACAACAACCAATATCAACAGATTACTTAAATTCACCTGATCATTCTTTATCACATAGAGTGATTGCGAATGATAATGCAGCACCTGCAGAGGCTATTGTAGTAGACTCAGCAGGCAACGTCGGCATCGGGACGACGGCGCCTAGTCAAGAATTATCTGTTAATGCATCAAATGGAACTCCTACGGTTTCGTTGTTAGATAATGGTACTTTAAGGGCAGTGTATACGATAGATACAGGAGATAATTTAGAGTTTGGGACAATAACTGACAATAGTATTAAGTTTATCACTAATAATGATGAAAAGGTTCGTATTCAAAACGACGGCAACGTCGGCATCGGGACGACGGCACCGAATCAGAAGTTGCATGTAAATGGAGCAACTTATATATTAGGTGGGTCGGGAAGTGGATTAGCAATTTCTACCGCTGGTGATTTTGTGAATTATGATTTGGATGTATCTGGGTCTGTGCGTATGGCTTCAGCAGGCAATATAAATTTTAATCAAGGAAGTGGCTCAGCTACCTTTAGTGGGCAAGTTAATTTTCCTGGTTCAGGTGTGTGGAAAACAACGGGCAACGTCGGCATCGGAACAACGACGCCAACAGGAGTATTACATTTGAAAGCAGGAACAGCTTCTGCAAACACAGCACCGCTTAAATTTACACCAGGAGTATTAAATACAACACCAGTTGTTGGATGTATGGAATTTATTGATAATGGTACTACCGGACACTTATATATAACGTTAAATATCGGAGGAGTAGCAACAAGAAAAGAAATAGCATTTGTATAGCATAAAAAAAGGAGCGCCTGCATACGCTCCAAGTTCCTTAAATATATTGTGGAAGAAATCGTTCGTTAGTTTCCCAAGTAATACGAGAGTTGAGATACAACATAGTAGTTTCAACATAAGAATGCCTCAATTGTTTTTTAACATAAAGAATATGAGCACCACGAGAGATCATATTACATGCAAGAGAATGACGTAAAAGATACGGATAAACCCGCTTCTTTATTCCTGACCTTTTAACAAGCACCTTAATTAATTTGCGTAATGCCATTTGATTATACTGTTTACCAGAAAGGGTTTGAAATAAAAAATCATCCCCTTGCATTGGATAGGTAGATAGATAATCAAGAACTACATTAATACATCTACTTGAAATCTCAACAATACCGTCTTTCATTCCTTTGCCAAGATTAACAAAAAGAGTTTTATCTCCAATGTTTAGATCAGAAACCCTAACTTGGCATAACTCTTTAGGCCTAACACCAGAATAAGAAAGAACCGACAAAATAGCTTTTTCACGAATATTCTTACACGAAAGCATTAAACAATTAATCTCAGATTCAGAAAGCGTTTCTTTCAAAAGAGGTTTTGGTTTTCTTTGACGGATAAACACCCGAGGATGACCAATAAACTCGAGATAATACTCTATAGTCTTAACCGAATTAGCTTTATAAGAATAAGAAAAAGTCGACTTATAAAGATTAATAACAAATTCGTCAAAATGTTCGGGACTACATTGTTTAAGTATCCGATTAATACCAGACAAATGACCAAACACAGTTACTGGTTGCAATCCTTTGAGAAAGAGAAAGGATTCAAACTCTTTATTTAATATCTGCATATATTTAATTTAATTAATTTAATGCGGGAAACAATCTAAAATGCAGTTCAGATTGTTAATTACGCCCCGTCGGGCAACCGCAAATAGACTATAAACTATAACACAAAATTATGGAAATAATAAAAATAGACGACAATCAAATAGAAGTAACAAAAACAGAAACAAAAGAAACAAAAAATACTTTTAACTATGAGTATTTAGTTAGTCAAAAAAAAGATATTCAAGAACACAAAGATAGAGATAACGAACAAAGGGATAAAGAATTGGCTGAGATTAATATTCTTTTAGAAGAATGTAATAAACTGGGAGTAACAACAAAGGTCGAAGAACCAATAGAACCAACAAAGGAATAAAAATATGTTATCAAAAAAAGCATTAGAATTAATTAATTTAGTCTTTGGAAAAGAATCAAATATTCAATTTCCAGCCGCAACTGCAGAATCAATAGTAGAAATTAGAGAATGGGCAGAAAAAAAGATTAAAGAAGAAGAAGATGAAATAGAAAAATAATTTATAAAACGTGATTGATAATACTTACAATAGTAGTGAAGTAAAATATTCCTCCTTAATAATCCAATACAATGGAGGGGGAATTTTTAGTTTAGAAAAGACACTTGAATACAGAGTATTAATAACACCGGCAGAATTAACCAAGGAATTGGAATATCGAATAGTCACAGACGACGAAATAACAAAAGGATTAGAATATTTAATTAAAACAGAAATCGGAATAGAAAAGAGCCTGGACTACGGCATAATAATAGAACACGATATAAACAAAGGACTCTATTATGAAGTTAAGGCGCAACAAGATATAATAAAAGGACTGGCATATACGATTAAGACCAGTTCGGAAGTTCAAAAAGGACTCGACTATTTAATACTATTACAAACAGACCTCACTAAAGGACTCAGTTATTTGGTAACCGCACAAGCAGAGATTCAAAAAGGACTCGACTATACGATCAAAACAGAAACCGATATTGATAAAGGATTAGAATACGCGATCAAATCCAGCCAGGAGAATCAGAAAACGCTCGAGTATATGATCAAGACAATCAGCGAAGCAACGAAAGGACTCGAATATACCGTGGTAGCACCGGCCGAAATTCAAAAAGCAATGAGCTACGCGGTGATCACCCAGGGAGAAGTCACGAAAGGATTGGAATACCAAATCGTTACTGAAAACGACATCAGCAAAGTGCTTGAATATACAATCAAAACAATCAACGAGATTCAGAAAACATTAGAGTATGCAGTAACTACGGCAGACGAAATCACCAAATCGCTAAGATACGGAATACTGACTCAAACAGACATAACGAAAGAATTAGATTATTCGGTGATCGTAGAAAAAGAAATCACCAAGGGCCTCGAATACCAGCTGAAACTTCAGCAAGGCATAGAAAAGGCGATTGGTTATGCGATTCTGACTTCCGCTGAAATTCAGCGAACGCTTCAATACATATTACAGATTAATCCGTATTGCGACAAAACAACGCCATACAGCAAAAAGGACGGATATGATGACAAGACCAGCCCGTACTCGAGGTTTCCAAATAAATGTTAATATGGTAAAATAAAACTATGGCCAAAGGATACACAACTAAAATAAACTTGGAACGATACACACTCCAAACAATAGACGCTTCATTCGACGCGCAAATTACTTCGTGGATAGAATCAATTGAAAAGTTTATTGAAAAATATACTGGCAGGATTTTTATAGCTGACACAACTGCCAGTGAAAAAGTTTATGATGGAGAGGGAGGATCAAAGCAAAAGTTTGATGAGTTTATTTCATTAACTAAAGTAGAGATAGGCGAGGATACCAAAACAGAAATAGAATCAGATAACTACAGGATATATCCAAACAACGACGAAAGAAAAAACAAGATTCAATTAAAAGAAAATTACTTCACGAAAGGATATCAAAACGTTACGATCACAGCCAAGTGGGGATACTCAATAAATTGTCCGGCAGATTTAACTCTGGCCGCAACTACATTATTAGCCGGGATTATTAATTATTCAAATGACGCCAAAGGAAAGATAAGAAGCGAAAGCATAGGCAGATATACTGTCGCATATACCGATGATCAAGGATGGCAAGATTTCAAAAGAGCAATGATGATATTAAATAGTTATAAACAATTCCATTTTTAATATGATTGAAAGCAACTACAATCAAAACGTTAGTGTCCAAAGACTAACAACCGTAAGCGGAAACAAAAAAGATTACCAGGAACACATCGAAAGAGTGGTCTGTCACATTCAAGCATTGGACTCAAAAATAACCCAAGACATCGAGGGAGGGTTTGGTAAGGACAAGCTGATGTTTTGCGCTGTCCAGGACATAGAGGAGGGCGACAGAGTGATTCACGGCTCAGATACATACAGAGTCGTTGGAGTAGAAAAATATAACAATTTTTTGAAACGATCAAATCATATGGAAATTATAATAAGGATATTCAAATCATGAGTGTAGCAATAATAGTTAAAGTAAAAAACCTTGATGAGATAAAAGCAAAGTTCAAAATGGCACCAGTTAAGATGACGATTGAATTAGGAAAAGCAATAAACAGAATCATAACAAAGGTAGAAAATAACGCAAAAAGAAATGCACCAGTAAATAAACAGAGTGGAGGTGGAGGATTAAGGCAAAGCATTAAAAGTATAATGCTAGGACCCGCAAGAGGAAAAGTAGAAGTAGGAGTTAGATATGGAGTATACGTTCACGAGGGAACAAGACCTCATGTTATAAGAATTAGACAGAAAAAAGTATTGGCAAACAAAAGAGAAAAGAGATTCTTCGGAAAAGTAGTACAACACCCTGGAACGAAAGCAAATCCATTCTTACAAAAAGCAGTAGATGAAAACGAAAGTTTTATAAATAAAGAGTTCAGCAAAGCCGTTGAACAAACATTCAAATAAAATGGCAAATGACTTTCATGACA